ATAAACTGAACCACTATTTAAAGTTAGACCAGTAACTGCATTACTTCCACCAAAAGTTCCAACACCAATGGAATTATTACCATTCCTATTATAAACAATTGGTTCACCATTAGAAAAATTGTGGGGAGTTGTAAATGTCAATGATTCTGAAGTAACATTTACACCACCACCAGATGTAGTTGGTCTTGAATCAAATTCAACTTCACGATGTCTGCTTTCTAATACGGCAGTTAATATCGCACCATCACCATTACCACCAGTTAAGGTAACAGAATTAATTTTCTTAATGTCAAAATCTTGAGGATCAACGATAACCTCTTGCAACTCTCCTCTCAATATTGGTTGTGCAAGTGCTGTTGTTCCACTTGTTGGAGCAGATATTTCTACTGTTGGTGGATTTATTATGTCATATCCACTACCACCATTGTACAGTTGAACATTTTTCAATGGACCATAATATACTTTGTCTCTAGACTTATAACTTATTATTTCAACACCATTACTCAGAAGACCTAAAGAACCAGTTCCTGTAGAGGTATTTTTTCCAGTTTTGATATTGACCTTATTTGGAAACTTTTTAAGAATCTTTTGAGGACTAATTAACTCATCTTTTTGAGAAGAAAGTACAAAACTATGAGATCCGCTAGACTGGTCAAAGGTGAATTTGACAAAAACATCAGATTCAATTAGAGAAGAAGAGCGATATAATTTTATTTGATTGTCTGGTACTAAAACCTTAACATAATAGATTCCTTCTGGAAGACCAGAAAGACTAGTTCCACTACAACTATAATAAACCTCATCACCAGTTTTGAAAGGTACGCTGGAGCTAAAAGATATTATAGAATATGTTTCGGTAACATTATCATATCCTTGTATTGTAGTAGTATCTGCTGTCGCTATACTTGACTTCTTTACAATTGATGTAATCTCATAAGAAGGTAATGAGTTTGAAGCAATGTAAAAATAATCATCATTCTCATTATAAACGTTTTGTACATCACTTACTATGGTATCATTACCATATTTGATTGAAGTTCCAGAACTTGTTGCTGTATTTAAATTTCTCCTAAGAGAGCAACTTACAGTGGTTAAATCAACACTGGGAGTAAGACTATTCAGTGTTACATCACTACCAACTATCGATGATACAATAGCGTTTTCAGCATAAACTACTTCTGTATTTTCATCAAGAACATTTACACTATCACCTACCTTCAAACTAATATCACCATCAAGAGATGATTTTAAAGTAAAGACTGTAGAATCAACTGATTCTACTTGATATCTTGGGCTCGTATTATAAACCCATGAATTTGAGAATATTTCTTTATAAGTTCTATCGGATGATGGATTGAGAATTTTTTCTCCTACGTTTTTGACATATATTTTTTGATTTTCGCTCGATAGTTTGATATCACTGATAGAATTGAACTTGGATAATACACCAGTTATACGTACATCAACTCTCTTTGTAATATCACCATCCTCATATCCATAATATGTTTCATTAATTCTTATTTCATCTTTGATGGAAATGGTATCTGTAACACCAGTACATCCCAAAAACTGATTAACAGTTTTAGAGGTATATGTGATGGTATTATCACCAGATATCAGAGTTCCAGAAGATGGAAAACCAATTGTAGAATCAACTGTAATGACAGTGCCACCAGGATTAACTGAATTAATTGCAGTTACTTTTGGTTGAACAGAAAAACTTCCTTCAATAGTATCTTTGTCATCATAACCAACAAACAGTGAAAGTTTGTAATATGTGGTGGTACCACCTCTAGTAAAAATTTCTACTTCAGAAACTGATGCTTGTGTTTCAGAATCTGAAGATTTCTTGATGGTTTGACCAATAAGTTTATTGGGATCACCAGATATTCTTTCGACAACAATGTTTTCTCTTCTTAAGAATCTTGCAGTCGATGGTTTTATAAGATAATTTTCTAAGTCAATAACTTTTGGTGTTACACCATACAGTACTTTAAAAAGTATCTTGAATGATTCTTCTGTACCCTTTGACTCATAAAGATTTCTTGCCTCCTTGATGAAGTTATTAACATCAAGATCAGAGACAAAATCTACATTCTCAAGACCTGGAGTAAAAGTATACTTGAGTTTTTTATAAAATTCTCTTAAAAACTCTGTACTAAGATTCTTTACAGTAGCACCAGAGGTGTGTGCTGCTGCTTTTGATGTACTGAAAACTAATTCTTCTGGATTGAGAACACTCTTATATGAAGTTACTGCACTAAAACCCCTTACACATCCAGTAAAACTGTTTGCAGTGATACCAGTATATGTAAAAATTTCATCATCAATTTTGAAGAGACCATATTCTGCAGGAAATCCCTTAGTAGATGTGACTACGACAGTATCTGCTTCTGCAGTAATATTGGAAGAAAGTGTAGTACTGCCAGTAACAACCTCTGGAGTGAGGTTATCAAACTTCAAATATTGATCTAAATTATTGGCAAGATCTGCAACACCACCTTGGTATTCCTGAGAAATATAATACTGCTTTAGAAAATCTATTGATTTAGGACTTTCAGAACGTAAAAATTCTGGTAATTGGTTCTCAATAATTTGCTGAACTTTTACCCTCGTTTCAAATCCAGTTTTTATCATCTTATACCCTCTTTAGTTCTCCGTTTAAGTAGCTAGAAGTTGTCTTATATCCGACTCCGGATATCTGTTCGCCAGAAGTAATAGTATCCTTTATCATATTTATCTTGCTATCTGAAACAGAAAGCGATAGATAAAGGTCTTTCAAACCAATCACATCGTTTGATTGTGGATATGCTTGAATCTCAACAATATTGTTTGGCTTTACTGTAGAAGTTATGTTTAAAGTGTTTAAAATAATTTCACCTTTAGTATAATCTATGGTACCTGCAGATTTAATTTCTACAATATACTTATCATCAGTGGTAGAATCTCTTACTACAGAAATTACACCTTTACCACCAGTACCAGGAACATCAGTAAAGTAGAAAGTTCCTGTTCTACCAGCGAGTGTAAATCCAGTGCTCTTAATATTAAAACCTTCTGGTTTGTAATAGAAGGAATTGCCATAGCACAATTCATATTGTGCAGACTGATTAATCAGTGCCTTCAGATTTCTTCTAATAATAACTCTAGTGATATTTGAAGTGATTGCATCATCTACATTATCAATTGTTTGACATAACTTACTATACTTAAATCGTCCGCCAAACTTGTTTATATTAGACGTGGCGAAGGTATTCAGGGTGTTAGTGATAGATGTCTTCAAACTATTTGGAGTCGATGACTGTGAGGGATTATAATAGACTGCCGAATCAACCTCAACATAAAGAACCTTAAGATCAATAATTTGTTGGTTTATACCAGATAAAGAGTAATTTTTTAACTTGGAAAGTATAGTCTCCTTGTCAAAATCTGAGACATAATCACCATTCTTTGGTTTGATGCTGATAATTACGTTTCCATACTGTGGAGGATCTAACTCTTCACCACCAACCACAGATACTGACTCAGTATTTGGGTAAATTGACTGCACGATTGCTTCATAATCGCGTGATGTTACTGCTCTATACTGTGATGAATACAGTCGAGGAGCATAATATTTGATAGATTCGACACTTTCGATGTCTCCACCGTTTGATGAAGAGGTATTTGTTGTTACTGTGACCGATGATGCTGCAATAGGAACGTTCAAAGAGTCGAGTAAACGTCCAGAGAAAGCAAAATTGGAAGCACCATTACCTTCAATACCGTCAGTAATGATATATGTGACAGTAATTACTGCTCCATTCTGCAATTTCTTGCCAAAATATCCATCACCAAACAATAATTCGTATTTTTCGTCCTGAACTTCTTGAATTAAGTATATTTCTGAGGTAGAATCAATGTTTAAAATGCTATCAACACGGGAATATTCCTTTTCATCTACTTTTACAACAATTGTAGCAGTATCAATAAAGGAATTATTCAAAATAAATCTCTGATCGAGAGATCCATCAACTACAAAAGTGTTTCTCAACAATGTTCCTTGATAAACATCAATACCAGAGAAGGTTGCTGTGTTTGATGTTACCGTTGTTGTGATATTTTCTGGAATTGAGAAGATATAATTGCTGTTATCAACCGATCCTACGCACACTAGACCCTGCTCTAAGGTCACTGTAGGACTACTTGTGGTTGCTTGTATGTTCAGCGTTAAATTTGCCTTAGAAGCGCTTCTAGAGCGAGGTACATAACCGATATTTCTTGCTAAAGATACCACATTTTCTCTCAATGTTGCAGAATCCAAGAAGGATTCATTAACAACCATGTTAGAGTTGAATGCTGTAATGTAAGTATTGTATGCAAGAGTGTCAATAAGGACAGAAAAATTGGATCCCTCAAAGTCAAAGTCCGTAAAATTGGAATTTGCTCTGAGATAATCCTTAATTTGCGTCCTTATCTGATCAAAATCTAGGTTAGTGAACTTTGTAAAAGGCATATTACCTGGTTGCCTCTAGTATAAATGTAAATTCTTGAGTAGGAAAGTCTTGACCGATGATATCAAAGATGACATTACACTCAAAAGTGTTATTATCTGGTTCTGGATTGACCTGAACCTCAACATTTGTCACTCTTGGTTCAAAATTCTCAATTGTTGTCAGAATTTGATCCTGAATTACGCTTGCTGTACCATAATCAACGAAGTCAAACAGACTAGAACGTACATCAGACCCTAAAAGAGGTTGAAAAAACCTCTCAGTAGGGATGGTTTCAACTAACTTTCGTACAGAACGACGAATTGCATTCTCATTTTTGAGAATTGGTAGGTCTTTTGTCACCGGATGGGGATCAAAAGACAAACTAATGTCTTTAAATGCTCTTGATATCCGTTTGACTGCCATTGGTCAGAGAGTTTTCTTGACTTTATTTATGCTCAATGCCATGGATTACCATAGTTTGGCTCTGTTCCATACTCCCAATCATCATAATCTTGATCATTACGAATCTTTTCATGTAGTTCAGACTGTTTTTTAAGGTCATGACGAGGTGCTGTGTCATTCATAACCTCTGTCAATACCCTTTTTGAAGGTAAATTACTCATAGAACCATAATCTGACACAAGACGATTGGTCCCCCACATCTCTCTCATGTACTCTGTGTTCCTATCGACAGGTGATTGTCCCATTTTAGCTCCTGATTCATACAAATCAGAACTTTTAGAGGGGTTGCTATCCCTTA